ATTTAAACCAAACCCACCTTCACCTACCTTATACTGCTCATCATATATATCCGTACCAGCCAGTAGGTCAGCAAGCATTCTCTTGGCGGCGTTTACAAATAGTCCACCAGCCATTCCCCCAGCCGCAAGCCTTAAAGCAAACGCGGCGTTCTTGTTATCTATAACTTCTTTCTTAAACTCTGTTGCAATCCACTCAGCTTGTCTATAACCAAAGCGCTTGAACAAAAAGAATGGTCGCCACTTAGGATCGTTTGCAAAGTCTGGTTCCCGTAGAACATTTTTCTGAAGTTGTGTGTCTCTGGAGAACTCATACATTGCGCGGGCCATATTGCGGGGTGTTAATCTTTTATTTATATCTGTTACACCCATATCTTTTAGATTGCTCATGGCCCATTTTTTTCTGGCTGGAATATTGGTTTTCTTCGCTATTCTCTGCCATTTTAATGCGGCCTCATATCCAGTATATGCTGACACTATTGCATTGACCCTGTTTATACCTTTAAAACCTAGCGCCGCCCTTGTGCCCGGTATAGGTATACCCGTTGTTGTAAAGTCAGCAAACCGTGACATCAGAGTGACGTCTTTAGGGCGGTAATCCATAAGAATTTGATGAAGCTCTAAAGAACCGGCACCTGTATATTTTTTCATTTGATCTCTATATGTTTGATCAGATAAAAATTTATAAGTACCGCGAAAAAATGGGGCATACCCAGCTTTTAGAACGCTTGATATAAATACTTGTGTAAAGTTTGGAATAGTAGCAAACCCCAATCCTATTTTAGTAGCTACCTGAAAGTTTACTAGATCATTTAAAACATTTTTTGCTTTTGGATTCCAATTATGTTTTCTATCAATTTCAATTTTACCGGTATAAGAATCAAATGCTTTGCGTAATAAATTAGCCTCTTCGTGCAAGCCCTTATTGTGTAATGCGTTTATTCTATTGTATACCTCTTCACCTTTCTTACCGGCATTCTTAACAAAACCAATTTTTTTAGCCAGATTACTGGAATAATCAGTTAGCACAACACCAGCATCTCTTTCATAAAATTGCTCAGGTAATCTTTTTTTCTGTCTGGCAATCTCTAAATTCTTATTAACAACAATAAACTCACTAAATACTTCGTCACGCATAGATTGAAAAGCCTCAGCATAGGTGGCTCTTTTATTCTCCTGCTTCTCTATTTTTTTTCTTATGTGCTTTAACGCGCTTATGGTATCAGGTGATAGTTCATTGGATTGCATTGCTAATATTATCCTGTCTTCTAGGCCTTTTTGATCTGATAATTTATCACCAAGCATACGCTCGTCTTTTGGTATTATTTTATATAAATCATCCCTAAGGGTGCGGAATATTTTAGAACGAATAACCAATGGAAAATAATTCTCTTCAAATGGAGCTACATCAATACCTGACTTTTTTGCCATATTATAACCGGCAGTAAGTATTCTACGATAGTCTTTTACCCTGTTTATATCAGCTAGTTCAGAACTATCTAAATCTTTTCCTAATTCTTCTCTCTGTTTTTTACTTAAATTGTGTAAGCCTTTTATTACTTCTCCATCTTTTGTTACATATTTAGCCCTGTCAAATAAATAAAATAATCTTTTATTCATAAGATTAGTACCGGCATCCATATCATAAAAAACCTTAATCAATTCCTGCGCAATTGGGTCGTCACCAACTCTCGCCTTCTTTGGTTTGAGTGGATCAATAACCATTGTTTTAATAGGGTCAACTACTGCTGATTTTATACCTAATATTTTTTTGTATATTTCTGGTGGTAGTGCTTTTTGCATCAATGATTTCTCAGACGCTTCTTTTATAATAATACCCTTAGATTTCCAATCTTTAATTTTATCTTTAACGTATAATCGAGACTCTAAGTTTTCATTTAAAACTCTCCTTTGCTCATATCCTTTCTTACCTGAACCATCTAACTTATTATATCCAGTATGATATTCTCTTCCTTTTGTTTTATGTTTTCTTAATTTTGTTTCCTTACCAAGAGCGCGATCAACTTCTATCTTTAATTCTATATCCGATAGCCCAAGCTCTTTTTTACCTAAGCCAAAGAATTGTTTTCTCATCTGCAACCCAACATTTTTCCCCGTACTGTCTGTCTTTCTAAACCACTTCTCAGTTTGAAAAAATTCCTGCTTTGGCTTACTAAACTTTTCTTTTGTCTTTATATCCTGTAATTCTAAAACGGTATCATTACGCCGACTTGAAGTCCAGTCAGATAATATTTTAACTTCTCTACCCTTTTTATTAGTCCATACTTCCTCACCCCTAAGCATTCCTGCCCGCTCTCTCGATAAGGCTTCTGCACTTTCTGCTAGTTTATTTTCGTACTCAGCTCCTTTTAGTGCTTGTTTTGATGGTGTAATTACCTTCTTAGCAATAGCACGGCTTAACCCGAGACCGCCAATTACACCGGCGGCATGTATATAAGAGTCTACCGATGGAAGCTCTCCCTCTAATACTGGGCCTGCCGTTCCAAATATTCCTACTTCAGCACCTTTTTCTACTGCTTTAGCCTGCCTCAAGCCCATGCCTCTGGCCCTCGCGAGTTGTCCGGCTTTCGTTCCTAATCCACCAGTAGCGGCGCCTAATGTCGCGCCAACCGTAGCATCTTTTAATGTAGATACAAGTTTAACATCATCATTGGTTACTTTTTGACCTAAGCTGGATTGAAGACCAGAATAAAACCCAAGACCGGTTGCCCCTGTAACTGCTTTTAGTTTTGCCTGCTCAGCTACTTTTGGAAAAGCATTTTTAACAGCTACCTGCGCTAATCCTCTTCTACCGCCAGCTTTAACAATCTTTTCTACAGCTATCTTCTTTATGGCGGCGGTACCAATCCCGCCACCTAAAAACATAGATGCTATATCGGTAGGGGTTAGGAAACTCAGAACAGTAGCACCAATATCCTCCATCATATTGGGATCGTATTCTTGATCAACATTAAACACAGGCTTACCACTCATAACCTGTTGAGCCATACCCTCTATGCTTTGATTATAACCCTGCTTTACCCAGTCTGGTAACCAACCTCCGGGTATGAATCCATATAACTTTTCATTTCTGGGAGATTGCCCCCCAGACAGCATACCTAAATAATCTTTAGAAGTAAGGGGCATTCATTAACCGGCCTGTCTTGCTGTCGCCGCCCTCACAGCTGGATATCTCTTTTTAGCAATACCAGTTCCCAAGCCCTGTAAAAATTCCTCTGCACTCTCACCTATACCAGCCCTAATAGAAGCTCGTATTAGTTCTTCAGACTCTTCTTCAGAAACATCACGGCCTAATATTTTACCTATTATCTTAGCACGTTGCTGTGTTGTTTTACCACTTACTTTACCAGACAAATCGGACTGTCTAATTTTTTCAACATCTGGAGTAACCGCTACCTCTTGAGGTTCAACTCCACCTGCGGCAATAACCTTACCGCCAACTTCAGCAACAGCACCACCACCAGCAGGCTCTTCAATACCAGCAAAAATCTTGCCAGTTTCAGTACCCTCTAATAAGTAATCAACGACCGGATCATGGTCTTCTACCTCAACAGCCCCTATAGGTGAGGTTCTCTTTGTTTTATCTTTAAAGAACCTTTGTTGCTTTGCCCGATATTCTTTTTCAATCTGTATCAAGCCTTTTCTGGCAATTTCTATGTTTTCTTCTGATTCTCCTTGTGTTTTTATAGTATTACTAAAGCGTTCATAGCTAGGCCCAAATTCTGGATCGGCAAGTATTTCATCCGACGTATCAGCAATATCACCTAATAATTTATTTCTTCTTACAACAGCTTTATCATACAATGGGTTAGACGGATCAGCGGACTTTAAAAAATCAGCCAATTTCTGGGCCTGCTCTTCTTCAGTACCATAAAACGATTCCCTATAAATGCCTTTATTGCTTTCCTGCTTTTGCCAGTTCTGCTCTAGGTCTGCGGCTATATCATCATACTTTCCACCACCCATAGACCTGTATATCTGCGCCCTCTGATAATCTGTTCTCGCCGCACCAATCAAATCATTTAACTCTTTATCTTTTCCCATTTTTTCCATGCGTTGATTATTTAAAGCACTCTGTTCCTTATTGATCCTAAGTGTTTCATCAGCCCTATCCTGCGAGCGTTCCTGTAACGCTAATCGTTTATCTTCCCTAGCGCCAGCCTGTATTTCTTTTAAACCTTCCATGAAATAATCAAACCCCGACTTAGGTTGATTCATTCCAGCATAAGCTCTATATATTTCATATTCACTTGGCATTTTCTATACTCCTTTTATGGCCCATAATCCTCTTGTGACCTGTCATGATATTCATCTTCAGAAACCCAATCACCATTTTTAAAAACCCAGTTTGTCCCACCAAAATTATAGGTTGCACCTTCTGTACCTGCTGGCGGGCTCCACCCAGCTTCACCAGTTGGGGCAACATCGAATGCGTGTGGATCACTTCTCCTACCAAATTCAAAACCACCTTTAGCTTCTATGTCAGCAAGGGCACTCAATAGATCGGCCTGATAACCTTCTACGACACCTCTACGTCCAGTGGCAACACCTCTTTCTAAACTCTTTCTTGCCTGCGCCTGACCTACGGCACCAGCTCCGCCACCTGCGAAACCGGTTCCAGCCTGTTGTGTTCTGGCCTGCTGTGATATATCCATTAAACCAGCTCGACCACCAGCCATTACATCACCTAATTGTTGTTTGTATCCCATTGTAAACTGGGGTAAATCTTCCATATATTGTTTTAGCTTTGGATCGTCAGCTACATCTCCCATGCCCATTTGTTCTAATGCTTGTAATGGGTCAGTAGCGGTACCATAGCCAACCTGTCCCCCACCTTGATATCCTCTAATCCCACCAGCTGTTTGTAATCCCGCCGGCATCCAATCGCTTGCAAACTCACTATAACTACCAAGCTCTGGTTGATAACCCTGATACTCACTACCCAACAATGACTCAATCATAAATGGTTCAAATATAGCATCTGGCCCTTCCTGACCAACCATCATATCCTGCCCTGAAAATCCAACTGGGGGCATATCCGGCATTAAAGAACCGGCCATTGATGGTACTGGTTGTTGCTGGGGCACTGCCCCACTAACTGGATCACTGTATACACCAGCAATTAATTCTTCTCCAAAAGATGGCGTAGCTAAACTAGGGCTATGAGCCGCTGGAGCTTCCCAAGGTTGATATCTCGCCGCCTCTTGTGCTTTCTCTTCATCTGTCTGCGAACCCCATATTTCTCTAAGAGTTGACCCAAATGGTATTTTTTCAACCTCTTCAATTTCCGGTTCCATCTCTGATGCGTATGTTTCAGCAAGGTCGCCATGTCCAACGGTAGGCGTTAATACACTTCTAGCATACTCAGAACCCGGTACAGCCCACTCTTCTCCACCAGTTATACCTAAACCAGCCGCACTCTGGTCTCTTTGTGTGTGTGGGGAATATGATGAACCCGGTATTTTATATCTACCCTCTCTTGCTGTTAATAAATTTTCCATTGATGCTGATGGTGTGGCTAGTTCGGTCGCTCTTTTGGTAACGGTAGGTGCAATACCTGCTTTAGCACCCATACCTAATAACCCTCTTGATATACCAGTATCACCAAACACACCAGACTCTCCAATCTTCTGGGCATAGCCGCCTAATACATCACCCATAGTACCGCCTTCTTTTAAAAATCCTGCTATATCTTTTACCTGCCCTATACCACCCTTTATACCACTAGCCGCCTTACCAAACATACCACCAGCTTTACCACCCATATAACCAGCTAATCCTGCTAAACCTATTCTCGCTCCGGCTTGCCCCTTGTAAGCACTTTCTTGCTTACCAAGTTGACCGCGAATATCCTGAGCGTACTTACCACCTTTAAAACTTGTATCTTTATATGACCTTTCTCCTAAAGCCTGTCCTAATGCAGAACCAACAGCGGCGCCCATAGGGCCACCTAATAATGTACCGCCAATACCCAGTGCTGTCTTTAGTATACCGCCCTTACGCTGTGCTTTTTGTTTCCTTCTTGCCGACTGTTCTGCCAGTTGCTGTAAACCCCTAAGCTCACCAGAATAATCTCTTTGTCGTCTGGCGCCAGCCACAAGACCTCCCAACTGGTATCCGTCAGATGGCTTAACCATGCCACCACCATAATAATCTATTAAACTTTTGTATGCCATAGTTCGTTCCTAATCATTAAATACTACTTCAAAATATGCTACTATATCATCTATAGTTGGATAACTCGATCCTTCTTCTACATTCACTTCCATATTTAAAGATATAATATTACCAGCTGAAAATACATCTACATATCTAGCCTGCGTTTCGCTAATAGCATTCATTCCCGTCCCAGATATATTAGTATTTGAAGCTTGAAAAACCACTGATCCAGCCTTCATAACCCGCGCTCTAATTATACCAGAAGACCCGGTGGCTGTAATATTATAATTTGCACTAACACCTGTTATACTACCATCACGCAACATCTGATACCCAATAGTGGCAGACATTGTAAGTCCATTAAACGCTTTTAAATAACCAGAAGCTGACATGGCAGACGCATTTCCACCACCAAAATAAGCGCGAGTACCTTTTAAATTACCCCTTACAGTTAATGAACCACCAACTTTTAGATCGCGATCAACAACCTGATCACCATTATGAGTCATATAAGTTTGCCAGAGTTTTCCATGAGCCTTGCGAAATAAAGCAAGGCGACCAGTTGGGTCTTTAGCAAATGCTATCTGACCTTCGCTTATACTATCTTTAGATGGTATACCTTTAAATTCTATTATATCCTGCTTTGTGTTAAACAGTTTTCTTATTTGTCTATCTTCAGCCATTATTTAGCCGACTTTGATGTTATAGTTCTGTATTCTATTGTCATATCATTAACTTCAAAAGTTCCTGCGGTTGGTAAATCTAACTTAAACTGAACGCTTTGAACATCACTTGATATACTGTCAGCTGTGAATGTTGCTACATCCCAAGTAGTACCAGAACTAGCAGTACTCTCTAAATAGCCTGCACCACCAGTATTACCCTGTGGTGATACATTGGTTCCAGTAGAGAATGTACCAAAGCTTTGAGTTCCATTATATGATACATATAATGGCGTCTGCTGTTCATGGCTAGACCTATATGTCATTGTAACAGCGTATATTTTTTTAATAACACCCGGCTGTCCAAAATCAATATCCCTCGTCGTAAATTCTTGACCACCAACGGAAGCAGGTATTGGCAAATATTTAAAAAAGTTTACATCACTAGTATCACCATCCACATTAATACCAACAGTTAAATTATTATTCCAATCAGTAACAAAATTAGTAGTAGTCTCATCATCTGTAAACATTACGTCATTATACACCCAGCCATCGCTATCAAAATCATATATATACGCCTGATTGGTATTCGCAGAACCATCGCGCGGATCACGCTGTACTATCAATGAGTTACTCATTGCATCATATCCTATCATTGGAGCTTTGTTGTTAGCACTACCCCTGCCGTGAAGATACCAAGCGCTCGCCCCAGAGTTTGAAGAGGCACTAATACCCAACTTCTTCTCTACCAAATTCCTAACCCTATTACCATCATACAAGAAACATCCAGCCTCATTGACCCAAGCACAGCCATACTCTGTTTTAGTCACACTAAATGGAAATGTAACACCATAATATCTTACAGTATCTTCCAGATACCAGTTAGCAGGATTAGGATTGGCTATATTAATTATATGTACAAGACTATGCTTAAAAGCCAGTAGCCTGTCAGCGTATGTTTCCAATGCTGTATATTCACCATAGTCACCCTTAGAAACGTCTATAAAATTATGCGGTAGGAATGTATCAAACTTACCAACCTCACTGTACATTAACCGATCACCAAACTTTTCTAACTCTCCTGTAAAACCAAAAGTCTTTACATTTGCTATGAACGCCCTGCGACCAGCTATAACCGAAGCTTTGTATAGTTCGTTCATGCCCCCGATAGACATAAACTTAACATCTGGCGGATAGCCATTTAGTGTGTTATAAGAATCAAGATTTGGTTTCATTGAATTTCCGCCAGCAGGAGCTACAACATAATAACCTTTACCAGCCTGATAAGTCCAAGCAGTATACTCACCATCTATTGTCGTCTTTATCCCCTTTACAATATCTATATCAACCAATAACGTCAGATCGTCATCAGAAGCGCTTAGTCGTGTATAAATTCTGCCGCCGGAAATCCTACCGCTATAGGCAAGATCAGCATAAACAGAAACTTGAAGAGCTAAGTTTCCAGATGAAGTATGCGTAAAAGCCGCAATAGTAGAAGCTCCATTGCCCATTTCAACTGGTACAGATTCTTGATTACCGTCATATATAAAGGTCTGGTGAAATTCATATGTACCAGCTTCCCATTCCCCTGCCGCAGTACCATCATCTACACCTATATTAAACCCAATACCCCTATTTATAATAGGAGTATCCTGATCGGCAAAATTAGCATAAGGAGCTGTTCCAGTTAGTGCACCACCATAAGACCTGCTATACGTTATAGTACCGCCAGCACTACCAGAAGTTTTAGTGCAAAATAAAAATTCTTTAGGATAATCACCAAGATCATCACTTCCATCAGTTTCAGAACCTATTGATATAACCTCACCAGTAAAGCTTTGGTCTAAAACATTTGCTGATGAAGAATTTTCAAACGTAAACGCTGTAGCTGTCGCATTATGCGCACCATTAAGACGCAAATTACTTGTACCATCTTTTTTTAAAAAAGCTACACCCCTATTGTTTTGATAGTAATTGGTTGCTGTGCTTCCGCTATGTGAAGCAGTGCCATAAGCATAACTAAAATTACCAGAACTTTTTGGCGGGTTTAATGCATTGGGGTGTTCCTGCCACTCTGAAAACATGAGACCATTTTTATGGCTAAATTGATGTCGCTGTATATAGCCATACCATTTTATCATACTGGAATTATTTTCATTTACATTACATACACGCAAGGCTTCGTCGGCAAAATGAAATATATACTGAGCATCGTTTCCGTCAATGGTGGGCGATATTGCAGATGCAGTCCATCCATTATCTTTAGTTGAATAACTAGAGGTAGCATTGTTTGACCATACATCAACACCACCAGCACTGTCAACATCACCAAGAGCCACAAGCTTGTCACCCGGCGCCCGTATAACTTCTATAATTGGGTCGCCACCACTACTTTCATCTACTACACCTCGACCTTTTAATACATAATATACATCAGTACCATCGGTTGTAATGGCGGTTACGGTAAATACACCATTATTATGAACCGTACCTGATATTTTAATATTGTCACCAACCTTTATTAGGTTTTGAGTGTTAGAACCATCAGTATATATTGTACTATTGTTATCATCAGTACCGCCAAATAATGTCATGTAATGTGCTGAAGGTGTAGCCATAATTAATCCACAGATTTCCTTGATTCAGTTGGGGGATCGTCTGGTATACTACGTACAGCAGTAAATCTTATAGCACCATCGTTTGAAGCATGCATAGTAAGCACCGCACCGCTCCTTGTCTCTGTAATAGTATTTTCAGAGTCCCTACTATGATCTGATTCAAAATAAAACAATCCATATCCACCACCACCCGTAAGTCCGGCAGTTCGCTCAACAATATATTCAGACATATCAGTACTACCATCTTGATTTTCTATATGGGCATATAGTTTACCAGCTGTCTTTATTTTACCCAATGCATCTATTGACATATTCTTTATAGATGCACACTCATTTTCACGTAAATCGCGGGGGTCTCGCTTAGAATTCATACCGCCTGAAAAATCCCTGATTGTATAATACTGTTTTGGCACTACGCTGACCTTACTAAGAAATCCTCTACAGTACCGCGCCCAGCCATACTATTATAATATTTCTTCCAGTATTTGGCCTGCCCCTCTAAACTTGACGGCAATGGCTTAGGTATGCGTCTATAATGCAAGCGACACATCGCTATCTGAGCGGCTATATTTGTTTCCAATATATAGCTCCAGTCCTCTTCTTTGGGGTCTACAAAATAAGAGAGTTTTACCTTCGTAGCATCAGCTACCTTACGCATGAGGCTTTTACGATAGGCGAGGTAGTTCTTGCATATATCTACCGCCACCCATGATTCGCATTGAAAAAGTCCTCTCGCCGGCCCCTTTATCTGGCGCAGGTACTTATACCCGCTTTCTACCTTACCGGTTTTGTATACAAGATCGGATGCCTCAGGAGAATGCAAATCCATTTTCTTTAAGACCCTATCAATAAGGTCTTTAACTTGTGGTTCGTTTAGCAAGCTATTTCCCCTTGAGAACACCGTGCAACAAATCAGTAACAATATCAACAACTTTTTCAAAGAATATTTGCTCCTTATCTTCCGATACAAATGGTATATCTATTTTAGCGTTTATTGCCGAAGCTATCTTTTCTTCCATATCACTGGAATCAAGCTGACTCATCATTTCATCTTTTACTTTATCAGCCTGCGCTTCAGCTAATTCAACTAACATTTTTTTAATATCCATGTTTTACCCTTTCGTGAACAGATAACCAAATAAACCCGAGAATACAGCAGACAGCATACCACCTATGGCTTTTATACCTGACATACCACCCTCTAATTCCCTTACTCGACCATTCTGTTCTTTAATTAAAGTCTTTACCTCGTCTAACGATTCTTTTACATAGTGCATATCTGAACTTTGTTTTGCGTTCATCAATGTTAACTCTTCAAGACGGTTTTGATTTGATAGTGTAGTGTCTTTTACGAGCACTCGATAGATGTCAATTTCTTTTTTGTTCATCTTTTTCTTCCGCCTTGTCCGCGATATTTTTTATACTTTCTTTTAGTACCACGACCATTTCCTATGCTAGTCCTTTTCATCTTCTTCACTTATTATCAAGCTTACCTTTCAACCAATTTAAAGCCTCACTTTGAGTCCTTAACTCATGTGTTAATTTTTCATGCCTGCGCTCTGCGTTATCAACAAGACTGTCATATCTTTTATCTCTTGAAGCATCTGCTACATTCCATCTATCTATTAACTTTACCAATATCTTCCTGTTCTGCTGTATCTCTTCCTCAAGGTCTTCAAGTTTATTGTTTACAAGTCTTTCTACAAATCCCCTAAACCAATACAGCATTCCAGAAAATAATAAAATCATGACCCCTGTGGAGCCGTAATCTGAATATACATCTGTCATAAATTCTTACCATTTATATAATTAATACTCCACACTCACATAAGCCATCGGAGTAACATTGGCTATATTTTGAGGTGAGAAATTTGCGCTACTAACATATTCACCCCATATTTTCTTACCACCCTCTAAGCTTATTGGCTGTACTCCTGACCATATAATCGAATCACCATCAATACAATAAGCATGGAAATACGCGTCATACTCACCCTCTTCTATTAAATAAACATAATAAGTAAAAATAGGACGCCATGAATTAACGCCATCTACTTGCTCAGCTTCCGCATAAAAATATACCGGCACCTTATTCTCGGCATCAATTATATTGCGTTCCACTGTTATATAATCATCACTGCATGATGCTAATAACAATGAAAAGTACAACAATAATTCCCAAGGCAATGCCAGTGCTAGTATTAATTTTTTCATTTCTCTATTGGTTTGTCTGTCATTTCTGGCATACCACAAGTATGTGCTTCTTGCCCCATGCAACATTGTGGTGCATTATCTTCTGGTGCAGGTTGTATACCTACACAAGATGTAATCATAAATAGTATAAATATTAACTTTTTCATTTCTATTTAAACCTGCTGTCTACCCAGCATTTACCATAATACATTACACCCATCCAAATTGATATCTCAATTACTTCAATATATCCAAGTTTATTTAATACTTCTATATCCATTATTTATTAAACATCCTTTTTAATAATAACGCTCCTTTAAATTTTAATAATGCACAAACAAGTATAATAAATACCACTGTCGCTATGTCAACGAAATGATTACCAGAGTCAGATTCGATAGTCCCATAAGGAGTATCTATTGAAATCCTGTCTTGACGTTCCGCTATTATCTTTTTCTGCATCTTTACTTAGGCATCTTTCATTACTTCATCATAAAACTTTAGCGCAATCATATCCTTAACACCATCCGACCAATGGTAAGTAAGTGGATGGTTGTCAAGAACATCATGAAATCTTTCTTTTAAATCAACACCATCTTTTATTATAGTGGTATTGGATACCAGTTCTCCCATTACATACCTCATACCACCATCCATATCGCTAATCCTATTTCAACGACTAAATCTGATATGGTATTGTTGATCCACTTTTGTTTGGAACCATATGGTCTCCAACTCTCAATTACCCACTCCAGTACTTCCCAAGCAATACCTATTATAACTACCCATAGTACCGCCCATAAATCTGATGCTCCACACCACTGTGCTACCTTACAAATAAATGCCCCAGCCGCCATATGTATAGCTGTCCAATGATCAAGCCATGAGTTCTTTGTTAAATAACTTACTATTCCATGATGAAAATTTAATTGCATTACTTCTCCAATGTTTTCGTTCCAGTGAAATCATTCACCTTTATTTTACTTAATAGTACCGCCTTAGTATCGCCGGTACTATAATCTACGTTGCGCATATCATAAAATGCTTGTATCTCAGACTTTGTATTATCTGAGGTAGGATAATCAGACTGGGTTGTAGCAACACCGTTTATAAGATGGTGCCCCCCGATAACCAGACGACCGTGCGGGTCGGCATGCTTCTTGGCGCACTCAGCGTTATAGAACTCTTCAGCAGTTTTAAAACTGTTTGTCTTCTTTTCCACCTTTTCATCTACTTCAACAAAATAACTATAAGACGAAGGGTAAGTCAGGGTTTCCGTACTACCATCACTATACTTCTTTGTACGGGTGATACTGGGAGTAGTATTGCGGTAAATACGCACACGGTGACCCTGACTACACCTTCTTATAATCATGCTACTGCTTCTACCTCTTCGGGTTGCTCTTCAGCTTCTTCAGCAGTGAGTGATTCTCGAAGCCTGACAATGAACGCCTCTTTACCAACCTCTAACTGCTCACGCATGAAAGCATTGGTATTGATTTTGTTCTGCATATCATTAATATGATTAATCATCTGCTTCTCTTCATCTGTCATGTCTTCGATAACATACTCATTACCGTCAAGATTCAAGACAGGCTTTTCTTCTTTTTGTTTTTTAGCCATTATGACTCCTTGTTGTTTTTTCGTTTAAGGACTCCTCCGCTAATCCAGCCCATTGCATAACACAATAAGCACATCACGATTAGCGGCAGATAATCCAATTATAATTTCTTGAAATCTGCGATAGCGGCGGCAAGTCCATCACTCTGAGCTTTGGCTCTCGCCATATCAGCATCGTAACGAGCTTTCTCACGTTCTAAATCTGAAAGTGAGTATTCACTTTTGCTATCATCCAGAGCTTCACCAGATTCAGCATCCCATCGTTTCTGACTCATAGCAACGTATTCACGTTCCTCTTTGGCTGAAGC